GGGCTTGTCCTGTCGGAACCCCTAGACAATAACGAGGGCACAACCTCTGTGCTTGTTGATTGGCTTGGGTCTCCTGACACGGAATATTATTCAGCCCATCATTTAGAGATTATCTCGGAGGCATAATGCCCAAATTTCATTTCCGGCTTGACCTCGGCGACCTTGTAAGTTTCAAAGCGAGCCGAGTAACCGAAGACTATATTGATGACACTGTACTCACAGGCATTGTTATTGAACAGCGTTATGTTTTCACTGCGGACGACAAATACAAAGTGCGAACAGGCAAGCAAGATTATTGGGTAGGAGAGGACAAGCTTACCCTAATCTCGGGCACCAAAAATAAAGCTTGACTTATACTGGAACGGTGCTACTATAGGGATGTGGAGAGATACAGATGATTGCTAAAGAGATTCAAAAACGCAGCCGTATTCAACCGGGTATGTTAGTCATGGACGCCGACATCGAGGGCGAGAAGCAGCCACCGCTTGTTAGTTTGGTGATGAGCCTCTCCCCTGCCTGTAAGTTCGATGAGGACTACCCCGATGCGGAAGAACACATCTTCTATCTCTGCCAGCCCCTCGGCGACGCTCCCAGTTTTGTTAATTATGTGTGTAATCTGGTAGAAGTAAAATGAAGGTGGGTAATCTAGCGGTGATAGTTTGGACAGATGGATGCGAGACGCCACCAATAATGGGACTCATCACTACTATCGACTCACCGACCCCTGATCCCACCCGCCAACTGATCCACCTTCTCACCGACGCCTCGCACTTATGGCTTGAGCGTGGGGAATTGAGGGTGATATCATGAAGGTCGGCAACCTCGTAAGACGCAAGCCCCACCCAATCACTCGTCAGCCCGAAATATTGGGACTGGTAATGGAGACCGCTGGCGGAAGTATCAGAGTAACCTTCATAGGTGATAACGGCGAAGCCCCAAAGCACGCACAGTATTGGCGAGCCGCCACCCATTTTGAGGTAGTATCATGAAGGTCGGCGATTTAGTAAGAGTCCGAAAATCAGCGATCAATAACTACACAACCATTTGGTTTGTTGAGTTAGCAGAGAACAAAACTCCTCTTTTGCTGGTAGAGAAATTAAATGGAACGCATTGGCGAGTGCTCAGGCCTAACGGAACAAGCGTATTCCTAGGCGAAGACAAACTAACGAAACGGATGTGGTAATGAAACCTGAATTTGTGCTTTATAAAATTGGGCAATTGGTGGGCGTAGCCTCCAACAACGTCCTTGGTGTTATTGCCCGCTCAAACTATTGGGCTCTTGACGAATATCTCGGAGGTGAGATTCAGTTTGTTGATGTTCTCTTCGGGTCGAGCGTGTCCAAACAATATCCCGTAGAATATCTGGTGAAAGTAAAATGAAATACGCCGACGGACTAAAGCCCGGTATGTTGCTACGAATCAAAAAACAATGCCGAGAAAACCGTACCATCCGGGAGCATGGCGAGTATGCAATACTTGCCCCCAAACTAACCAAAACAGGAAAAAGTATTTTATGGGATGCCCTATTCCCTTCCGGACAACGAATCATTTTTATGCCTATGAATTGGGAGATAGTCAGTGACCAAAGATAACCATATTATTTACGACCATTGGAATACCGTTCAGCAACCCGGCACACTTTTACGGGCTCGCCACACGCCCCACACTGGCAAACTGGCATTGGTTCTTACCAAGTCCTATACAGAGCGTAAAAGTGTTGATAGTGGTTATCCCCCAAGCCGCTATGTTGACTTGCAGTGGTGTAGTTCTGGCGAACGCTTTCAAGAACTTTTAACAAACGCTAATAATTGTTTTGATATTGTGAAACAAAATGATCCCAGGTGACCTTGTAAGACATAAAGATTATCCGTTATCTTTTGCTCCGGATTCTGACCTTGGGCTTGGGATAATAATGCACTATTCAGAAGAAGATGATTATGTCAAAGTCAAATGGTCCCTGTGCGGTCGTGCTAGCATGACCTGGGTTCCGGCACGAGATGTTGATTTAGTGGCTACGGCCAAAAGAGAACAAAATGAAGTATAAAGAATTCAATAAGATTATCAAAGAATATGAGAAAATGGCGTCTAAAAATAGACGAGAGAATAATCTTCTCGCCGCCAACGAGTGTGAGATAATCATTGAGGATTTGAAACTACTGTTTAAGCTAGGGTACGGCAAGAGGCTTGACATACCAGAACTAAAACTAGATCTAGAAAAGAAAGATAAAAAATGAAAGTTGGTGATTTAGTCCAGAGCAACATATTCAATGCCAACGGCTCCGGAGGCTACGGGCTTGTAATGGGACTCTGTTCCGCCAATATCCCTCAGGGCTACTGGGAGGTATGGTGGGTTGGTGATGCCACCCCTGTTAGTAGAATGATTGAGGACTACCCTCACGGCGCAATTATTGACATTCACGAAGACGACATAGTTGTTGTTTCTTCCGGCATAAATAAATAAATCCAAGAATTGGTGTATACTACACCTGGACAGAAAGAGGAACTTATGACTAGCACTGATTTATCGCACCGAGATTCAAAATGGGTTTCGGAAGCTCGGGTAGTGGGCGCTCACGCCGAACGGACGTTAAAGGATTTGTTGACCACAGCATTGGGCAACGATTTTGAGGTTCAGGCACCTGTACCAAAGTTGAAGGTTTATTCCGACGGCAAAGGAATCGTTCCGGATATGTGTGTAGTGAACCGTCATACCGGCAAACGCATATTCATTGAGAAGAAAGCTGGGAACAAGGGCGGTAACGCTCACGAACGGGTGTATAAATACCTATCACCGGCACTAAAGGAAACGGTGTCAGGAATGTTTGATACACCCGCCAATCCATTTTTTCTGATCTTCTCGGGCGAGACATTCCAAGGGCAGAAGTATCTTAACGAGTTTCGTTTACTTCTTCGTGACGATAGCTACGCAGTTATGCATAAAGGAAACACTAACATCTCAGAGGTTGCTGACCAGATTAAGGAGTTATTATTATGAAACCTTTATTTATGTGGGCTGGCGGCAAAAACAAGATGCTTAAGAAATACGCCCCTCATCTACCAAAAAACTTCACCCGCTATGTCGAGCCTTTTTTCGGCGGTGGTGCCATGTTTGTGTGGGCATACCAAAAAAACCCCGAAGCATCCTTCGTTCTCAACGATATAAATACCTCAATTATGGGCATTTATCGTGCTATTAGGGATGATGTAGACGCCTTTACTGCTCGGGTAGACGATCTTTCGAGCAACTATCTTCCTAAAAATAAGCCTGACCGCAAAGAATATTATTATGATCTCCGGCTTGAACATGCTTATGACTATGAAAAGTGGAATGCCACGACTGAGGCAGCCACCTTATATTTCTTGATGAAAACCGGATTCAATGGTATCTGGCAGATCAACAAGAACACAAACAATAGGTTCGGGACCCCTTCGGGACTTTTAAACCAAAAAGATAAGGTTTATGATATAGATAATGTGATGGAGTGGCACATCGCCCTACAGAAGTGTTGCTTGCTATCCGGGGATTTCTCAGAAACGTTAGGTCCTGAAAATTCTGACGCATTTATCTTCCTAGACCCTCCTTACCGGGGTTCATTCACTCAGTATGGTGTTGACTTTGACGACAACTTACAGAGAGGGGTCGTCAGCTACCTAAACAAAGCTTCCGCCACCGGCGCAAAAGTCCTGATGTCCAACCGAGATGTCGGAGACGGCTTCTTTGAAGAACTACAAGGCGACAATGATATGGTCTATTTCGACGTAACATATACCGCCGGACGAAGGAAAAAGGAAGAAGATGGCTCTCACACAGCGAAGAAAGCACGGGAAATCTTGATGATATCCCGGACCCCACAGTAAACCATCCCGAAATGCCTAAGCCCTGACTATTTATAATCACAGGGGGTATTATAATTATGGACGCAAAGATTGATCAGTGGCTCGGTAAGTGGGCATCACGAAAGCTCATGGTTTGGGGCACTGCCACAGCGATGTTATATGCGGGAGCAGTCACGAGTGCCGATTGGGTGGCCATATCCTTAGTATATATAGGGATTCAGGGGCTGGCAGACATTGCAGCCAAGTGGAAACACGGCTGATGGATACCTTTACTTCTTGGGTAAAGCGGCTGTGGTGGAAGCTAACTTTGGCGACCATAGCTGTCGTATCAGTCATCTATTACCTATACCGTCTCGTCGCATCGGCAGAGAAAACCTCTCCTATGTTAGACTCCTTACGAGAGAGCACAAGCGTCGCCCTTAAGGAATCCGAGATCCGTGCTACACTAAAGAAAGAAAGCATAGGGGCTATAAAAATCGTTTATGAAACCCGCCTTAAAGGCACCAAAGAAATAAAAGACAGAACCGAACGTCTAAACGCCCTGATCAAACTCTACGAAGAGTTAGGCGCATAAGGAGGACCCACAAATGGTAGATATCCCAACATTAGACATCGAGGACTATGACCCCGATTTAAACGAAGAGGTTGACGCAATCGAGGACAAGGCCGGTGGTGCCTTATCTTATGGTATTGTCGGTGCCGGCCAAGGCGGCGGAAGAATGGCAAAAGCGTTCTTCGACCTCGGTTACACGAAAACTATAGCAGTCAATACTGCAAGGTCCGACTTGAACGGATTAAAGTTACCAGAGGACCAGAAGTTCTTGGTTGACGAGCATGGTGAACAGGGTGCCGGCAAGGACCAGGCTAAAGCTGCTGCCGCCATTGAACAGAAGGAACAGGAAGTATTCAACAAGTTTCGGGAGATTTTCGGAACCAACGTTGACCGCATCCTAATCTGTCTTGGAGTTTCTGGCGGCTCTGGCGGCGGAACGGTGGACACACTCATCAAGGTCGCCAAGAAGTACTTCACATATATCGGTGTCGAAGATGTTGATAGGCGTGTTGGTGTGATAGCCTCATTACCAACTGCCGGTGAATCTGCTTCTCCAACCGTAGCCAAGAATGCACACACCCGAATCACTAAGTTGTGTGACCTCGCCGAAGAGGGCAAGATTGCCCCCTTAATAATGGTAGACAACGAGAAGATTAAAAAACTCTATCCAAAGCTTACGGTAAAGAAGTTCTGGACGACGATCAACAATACGGTCGCAGGACTATTTCATGTGTTCAACGTCCTTGCAAACAAGGACTCAGAGTATACGACATTTGACGCTACCGACTATGATAGTATTATGCAGCAATCTGGATGTATGATTATGGGAGTCACGGCGGTCAAGGACCTAGAAAACGAGACTGCTATCTCTACTGCTCTCAAGAAGAACTTAGAGAAGACTCTTTTAGCGGAAGGCTTCGACCTAACGACTGCTACTGGTGCTGCCTGCATTGTGCTCGGAGGCGAAGAAATCTTCGAAGAAACCATCGGCTTAATGGATAACATTGAGTTCGGCTTCGACACTCTAGCAGCTATCACTGGGGGAGCAATCATCAATCGAGGCATTTACGAAGATCCAAATCGTGATAAGTTAGTAACTTACACACTCGTTAGCGGACTATCACGCCCAACGAAGAGGATTGAAGGTCTGAAGAAGTTTCTGGACTAATATGAAAAGCTTAGTTGTAATGTTATCTCTGGTTTCCTTTTCTGCCGCCGCAGCCGACGTGACGAAGTTTGGTCCCATACCTTCGGTGGTAGAAAAGGACGGAGATACCTATACTGGAATACTCGTGAGTGAAGAAGAGTTCCGGAAGATATTACAACATAAGCTAGATTCAAAAGCCTCCGAACTGACCTGCCTTGTAGATCGTGAAACTTGCACTCAACGAGAACAAATACTCAAGAACCAAGCAAAGATACTCGAAGAGAAAATCCTTCGCAGAGATTCTTGGTTTGAACGTAACCGTGGCGGCATTGGCTTACTGACCGGGTTAGCCCTCGGCGCAGGCATGTCCATCGCCATTGTTCAGGCAGTTTATCAAAAATGAAAAAAGACACAAACTATGTTGCCTCCGTTGAGAAATCAGTGGCGGAAAAGTATGGAAAAATAGCAGTTCAAGATTTCCGTTCTGAATGGCGGGAAGAAAAAGAAAAAGTATATTTAGACCAACTACGAGAGGCAAGAGAAAACAAAGTAAACGAGATAACCTCTACAAAAGAAATAGGCGATAACACCGTAATCAAGTTATCTTCGAGGAAGAACCCAGAAAACCGGGTTTGCCCCGTATGTAAAACATATTCATTTTCGCCTATAGATGACCTATATATGAATAGGTTTGAGTGTTGCCAGCCGTGTTATGTCGATTTTGTCGAGTATAGGCAAGAGAGATGGGATACTGGCTGGCGACCGACAACAGAAGATAAAAAGATTTACCTAACGGGGAGAAAAACAAATGGCTAGTATTCTGGATGTGGTAGTGGGGCTAAACCAAGCTGCTGCTAACGCCTATGACGGTTACGATACCGAAAATTCAATTGGGCTCAAGCGTGAAGAGGGTCACCCGATCCTAGACAGTCGAGTCATGGACGGTTTTTCCGTGAAGTTCTCAGCAGATAAAATGATCCTCAGCTATCAGAGCGAAGTAACGATGAAAGAGGTTCACCCACGAACACAGTTTGAGAACGAGGTCGAACGTACCCTTGGCGATATCATAAAGTTTATCAAAAAGGAATATAACAATGTGACCGGCAAGAACGTCAACCTTACTGCCGTCGGCGACGCTGATATTCTAGTGCAGACAACTTCCAGAGTTAGAAACTGGGTCCAGGCAACTAAGCAATACAAGATTGGCGGCGCTGGAGACACTGAGTCATTACTGGTGCCCTCGACTGATAAGATGGAAACGGGGATAAAGAAGTTCCTAGACCTCTCAGCAACTAAGCGCCCTCGCAACGACAAAGCCGGAAAAAATCCAGACACTCCTAAGGGCTAAATGAGTCTCAATAAAAAGGAGATGATGGCAGAGATCGTTCGCTCGGGGAAGGATCCTGTCTACTTTTCTAATAAGTACGCCCAGATATCCCACCCTATACGTGGGCTTATTCCATTTGATATGTATAGATTCCAAGAGGATGCCCTTAAGGAGTTTACAAAAAACCGATTCAACATAATATTGAAGGCCCGTCAGCTTGGCATTTCAACTACGGTGGCGTCTTATGTCTGTTGGCTTATGCTCTTTCATCAAGACAAAAATGTCATGGTCGTCGCAACCAAGCTGGGCACCGCCGCCAACCTTGTAAAGAAGGCAAAGGCAATATACAAGAACTTGCCCGCTTGGTTGAGAATAGCATCGATAACAACAGATAACCGTAACTCGTTTGAACTTTCAAACGGATCAGAGGTCAAGGCATCTTCAACCTCTGGAGACGCCGGTCGCTCAGAAGCGCTTTCGCTCCTAGTAATCGACGAAGCTGCTGTAGTCGAGGGTCTCGACGAAATGTGGGCAGGCTTATATCCAACTCTATCTACAGGTGGTAACTGCATCGCCCTGAGCACTCCATACGGCGTCGGAAATTGGTTCCACAAGAACTTTGTCGAAGCCACGGAGGGCAAGAATGATTTTAATCCAATAACCTTGCCCTGGAACGTACACCCGGACAGGGATGCGGAGTGGTTTACAAAAGAGACAAGAAATATGTCGCCCCGAGAGATCGCCCAGGAGCTAGAGTGTAACTTTAATGCATCTGGTGACACGGTTATCCATAGTGACGACTTGGTGAGAATATTGAGAACGGTCACGGACCCTATCCGTATGGCCGGGTTTGATCGGAACTATTGGATTTGGAACCAAGTTGAGCCCGGTAGAGAATATATAGCCCTTGCTGACGTTGCTCGTGGGGACGGGTCAGATTTTAGTGTATGCCAGATTTTCGATATCCAGACCATGGAGCAGGTAGCTGAATATCAAGGCAAGGTAACTCCTGACATGTTTGCTCCTCTTCTATACACAATGGCGAGTGAATATAATGACGCCCTACTTGTTGTAGAGAATAACTCTCTGGGTATCGGTGTCCTTACTCGACTTGAGGACTTGGACTATAAGAATATTTATTATAGTGTAAAATCAACACACGAGTACATCGACCAAGCCACCTCGGAAGCCATAGGAGGAATACCAGGGTTCACCATGTCAATGAAGACCCGACCGCTTGTGATTGCTAAACTTGAGGAATTCGTTAGGAACAAACTAATTACTATCAATTCCTTGAGACTTGCTAACGAAATAAAAACTTTTATCTGGCACAATGGCAAGCCACAAGGGATGAGAGGCTATAACGATGATCTCGTAATAGCAACCGCAATAGGTTGCTGGGTTCGAGATACTGCGTTAACTGCCAACAAGCGTGAAATAGACTATAAAAAGGCGATGATCGGTGGTATAACAATGAGTAACAAAGTACTGAGCACACAGATACCAGGGCAGATCGGGTATAAACCAAAGGCCGCCCAACAAAATACTTTTGAGGGAATAGACGGCAAGCATTACGATCTATCTTGGATCATAAAGGGATAAAATGAGCGATACTAGAGACAACTATACTAGCGAAAAAAACAATCCCAAGAATAAGGAATCAAGTCTCTTTAGGAGACTGACCAGACTCTTCAGCGGGCCAATCGTAAACTATAACCAACCCTCTGTAGTCAGAGCTACGGCAAGAACTTCCAAGAAGTATACTTTTAAGACTGCTACAGGGAAAGAGTTTAAAAAGAAAGAATATTATAACCCATTCTCGGGGTTACAAAACAAGGCACTGATGAGCCGTGATAAGCAAATGCGCTACACGGATTTTGACCAGATGGAATACGCTCCGGAGATCGCTTCGGCACTGGACGTATATGCAGATGAGATTACAACCTCTTCAGAACTTACGCCGCTTGTAAAAATTGAATGTCATAATCGTGAGATTAAAGATATCATACATACTCTTCTGTATACTGTGTTGAACATAGAGTCGAACCTTTTTGGTTGGGCTCGCAGCATGTGCAAATACGGAGATTATTTCTTGTATCTTGATATCGACGACGACCTCGGTATCACAAACGTGGTGCCTTTGCCGGTCCGAGAAATTGAACGCATCGAGGGCAAGGACCCAACCAACCCAAATTATATCCAATACTTCTGGTCGGGCGATGCCCAGCCGGGTGTCACTTTTGAGAACTGGCAACTAGCCCACTTCCGTGTGCTTGGTGACGACAAATACGTTCCATACGGAACCTCTGTTCTGGAATCCTCTCGCCGTATCTGGCGTCAGCTTGTCTTACTTGAAGATGCTATGATGGCATACCGCATTGTTCGCTCACCTGAGCGACGGGTGTTTTATATCGATGTCGGGAATATTCCTGCCGAAGATGTTGAGCAGTATATCGAACAAGTCAAGACGCAAATGAAACGCAATCAGATTGTTGACGAAGATACCGGGCGTGTTGATCTTCGATATAACGCAATGAGCATCGATGAAGATTATTACGTCCCAACTCGTGCCGGTCAATCCTCTCGGATCGAGACCCTCGCTGGTGGACAGTTTACCGGCGACATTGATGATGTCAAATATCTTCGGGATAAACTGTTCTCAGCACTCAAGGTTCCAAAGGCGTATCTTGCCCAATCAGATACGATGGAAGACAAGACCACACTCGCACAGAAAGATATTCGATTCTCTAGAACCATCCAGCGTCTTCAGAGAGTCGTCCTGGCTGAGATCGAAAAGATATGTATTGTCCACTTGTTCTCTTTGGGGTATCGAGATGCAGACCTCACGAACTTCAAACTAAGCCTCAACAATCCTTCTAAAATAGCAGAGCTTCAGGAACTGGAGCATGTGCGTACTAAGTTCGACATTGCTGGCGCAGCAACTGACGGATATTTCTCTCGTCGCTGGGTATACAAGAATATATTCAAACTTGACGATGACGAGATCGAGCGGATGATGTTTGAGCAATACACCGATTCAAAACATGCTGCGCTTATTGAATCTGCCGGCACTGCGATTGAAGAAGGCGGCGGCGGCGGAGATATGGGAGACATGGGCGGCGAGGAGGATCTTGGACTCGGCGATGAAGGCGAGGACATGGGGGAAGAAGAAATCGAAGACGAAGGCCCCCTCCTGGCTGAGCCCGAACCGGGGCAAAGAGATGATTGGTATACCAAAGTTTCATCTGACTCCCGTGGCGCAGGCGCTCGTAAGAGAAGCTATCTTTCCTCCGCAGGAGAAAGTCTGGCGTCTAGCTCAAGCCGAAACCTATTTAAGGGGTGGTCAGGTGAAATGGGTCCTCTGTCGAGAGGCGTTGTCGGCGAGGCTGGATCTCATAGCGACGCCGAGCAGCTTATCACTGAGACAACCAGGGACATAAAGAAGCTAATATTAGATTTGGAAAAGAAAAATGAAAGCGAAACATAATAAGAAGAGAAACACAGCTTTTATATATGAAGCTCTGATTCGTGAAATATCGAGCGCAATTTTAGGCTCAGACTTAGAGAAGAAATCTAAGATACTGGAGATATTCAAGAAGCATTTTTCCGACGGGAGCGTTTTAGCCCGTGAACTAAGTTGTTATAAAGTCCTGTCAGAAACGAACGGGGTAGGGAAGGACACCGCCGAGAAGCTGGTTACCCGAGCTATTGAGCAATATAACTCTCTAAAGGGCAAAGAAATATTTAAAGAACAATCAAGGCTCATTGGGAATATCAACAAGCACATCTCCCCTAGCGTGTTTTCGAACTTCGTACCGAATTATAAGACATATGCTACCATCGCCCAGATTTTCAACAAGAACACCCCAATAAAAAACAAAGTTCTCATGGAGCAGGACATCATCACTGAGATGTCTTCTCCGCCAGGTGTGCCCCCAACATCCTTAAAGGGCATAGATAGCCTCGTAGTTCGAACCTTCACCGATAACTTCAATAACAAGTTCGGTCACCTTCTCCCAGAGCAGAAGAATCTATTAGGAAAGTATATTTTATCTTTCGATGCAAGCGAGACTGATTTCCGGGTATATCTATCCGAGGAGCTTACTCGACTGCTAGTTGAGGTCAAGTCTTCCCTGAAGATGGACGAAGTCGCAAATGATCCAGAGATGGTCGAGGGCACAGGGCTGCTGATCGAGCACATCAACCAGTTCAATGTTTCTAATATTACGGAATCAGATATCAAGAAGATATTGAAACTACAAAAACTAGTAAGAGAGTACTCTGTCGATGCCAATCACGATTAAGTTCAAGAACAAGGATACAAAAGAGGAGAAGCTGCCAGTTCAAGCAACTGTAGCACTTCAGGTCACCGAAACACTTGATGGTAATCTTCTCATTTCGGACCATGATAAAATAGATATCATTATTATGCCAACCGAGGGTAAAATAGTCACAATGCCCAAGGTCGGCGCTGGTGACAATATCTATGAATACCAGCGTGATTTTATAAATTCTCTTTATCGTGGAGGCGTTGTGAACCATGAGAGTATCCAAGGCGGACCTCAGTTTGGTGTTCTGGAAGCTAGTTATAATATTGAAAATGATAAAGTGGATCCGGTCCAGGTAGCTCTTTTAGAAGTTGAGAAATATCTGAAGATGGTTGCCGGAGAAGATGCTAAATCTGAGGAATATGACAAGAACATTGAGGATCGGTTTACTGATCCTGATGAAGACCTGACTACTGAACTAGGGGAAATCACAAGAGAAGAAGACGAGCCCTACCGACAATCTCAAGTACAAGGTTCTAAATATTCATTCACCGGCCACGGATACCTCTACTAAGAAAGTTATATGCTAGTATATTTTGTGCTCTGCACATACGGACTAACCCAGATCTTGGTATACTCTGCCATCTTTGACCGCATCCGCCCATCCCACCACTTTTTTCACTGCCCAATGTGTGTTGGTTTTTGGACGGGAGTGCTTATGTTGTTCCTAAACCCCTATACAGAACTATTTACATTTGATGTAACCGCTGTCAACGCCCTGATATTGGGCAGCTTGGCTTCGGGGACATCCTATATACTATGTAGCGTAGTCTCAGACGGAGGAATTCAGCTTGAACACACAGAGCCAGGGGACTTGGACACAAAAATGGATGCTGCGCCCAGTCGCACGCTGTTGCAAGGGTAGAAGTAGCGTGCGGGTTGCGCCCGTACCTTTTAAAGGAAAGATATAATGAAGAAATACGTATTACAAGAGTTTATGAACTTAGATTATAGTGATTCCCTTTTGACCGAGGCGGAACGTGAAGGCAACAAGAACGGACTCCACTTAGTTCTGGCGGGCAAGATTCAAGCAGCCGATTCCAAGAATGGCAACGGTCGTATCTACCCTCGCCCAATTCTTGAGAGAGAAATGAAGAACTACGAAAAACTGGTTAAAGAGCGTCGAGCCCTCGGGGAACTTGACCATCCGGACACTTCGGTTGTGGAGCTAAAAAACGCTAGCCACATTATCACTGAGGTTTGGTGGAACGGCGACGATGTGATGGGCAAAATGAAGATACTTGACACCCCCGCCGGCAAAATTGCGCAAGACCTAGTTCGTGGCGGAGTACAGTTAGGGATATCCAGTCGTGGTTTGGGCTCAACTCGCCAAGAAGGGTCCACGACTATGGTCGAAGATGACTTCCAGCTTTTGTGCTTTGACCTGGTCTCTGAGCCAAGTACTAGTGGAGCGTATCTTGTGTCTGAAAGCAAAATGAGAACTCACCTAACTAAGTCTGATCGTATCAACCGAGCCCTCAACGACGTACTCGGAGACAGCTAATGGCTGGCGCAGGATTTGGAGCCGCTGATGCTAACGGCACCTGGGGATTTAAAGCAACTCCCGACGGAAAAGTAACCTTAGGCAACACCGCCGACGACGTAATCCAAGTTACGGGATCATTGGACACCAATGGCGATGTGATTGTAAAGAAGCAATTCGCCCGAGGTACTGGGACAATAAATCTTGGTTCTGGGACCACTTCTACTATAAACCCCTCTA